TACCCACGAGTCTGTTATACCAGTAAATCTGTTCTTGGTTACTTTGAAGATTATTTCATTTCTTTCTTTCATTTCTGCTGTCTGAAGTAGTAGAACAATAAAGTCGGCTGTCATTAAAATTCCTGCTGATTCTGAGATTGATGAATTATCAGCATCTTCTTGATTAATAGCAGAACGATTTAACTGAGCAGGAGAAATAATAGGGATTCCTTCAATAACAGCAATAGAGCGGACTTCTTCGGTTATAGATTTTAAATATCCATAAGAACCAATGTTAGGAGAAACTCGGTCTGACTTCATTAATCCCAAATAGTCAATTAAAATAATATCAAATACAATACCTTTTTCTATTCTATAAGAGTCCAATAATCCTTTAAGCATTAATGAAGAGAATACACCAGGAGCATATTCTTTTGTATATAACTTACCTAAACCACTAAGAGCCGAGTGTTTAGCAAGAATGATACTTTCATCTAAGCTTCTTAAATCATTTATAGGCAAATCAAGTGCATTAGCATCAATACGTTTTACTGTTTCAAAGTCTGACATCTCAAGAGTAATTAATAGAATTTTTTTACCTTGAAGTAAGAATGAAGTTCCTAAATCTGTCAATAATAAACTTTTACCAATCCCTGGAGGAGCTGCGATAACAGATAAAGTCTTAGGCAGAAAACCTGCTCCAAGTCTTTTATCTAAATCTGCGTGAAGTGTTAAATGACCAAAAAGTTTTTGTTGGTAGTATTCAATACGCTTTTTAATATCATCAAAGTCAAGACCTAAATCTGTATCAATTCTTACCTTTTGAGCTTCCTCCATCATAGAGTAAGCTTTCATTTTTAGCTCTTCTGAATTCTTTGCAATACCATCAGCACCTATAATAAGAGCATCTGTAATCATTCCATTTTTAATAAATGCAATTGTTTCTTTAATAAGGAACTCTTCATTTACAATTGGCTCCATTGGAACAATAGTTTTAAGATTTTCTACAATAAGAGCTTTTAATTCAGAGCTTGGTATATTTCTTGCTGAAGCAACAATTTCAGGAACATTTGGAGCTTTTGAATAAGTTATAAAATATTCTTTAATAATTTTATAAATTTCTTTGTTAGCAATATTACCGAAAGATTTTTCTGTTAGAATACCAGAAACTAACCCTAAGAATCTATTATTAACCAATAGGTTCTTTAGGAGAACCTGTTCAAAATTAGCAATCTTTTCCATTTAATTCCTTAGATGTTCTATTATTTTCTACTTCTATAATTATACTATGAATCTCTTTAAATTTTTCTATAATTGTTAAATTTGAAGTAACATCAACTTGCATCGAAAAACTCCAAAGGTGTCCTCGTGTTAGGCCTTTTAACATACGTTCTTTAATTTCAAGTACAACATCAGGAGAAAAACCTGTTTTACTGAATCTTATACGAAGCGCTCCAAAAGAAGAGGCACAGATGAATACTTTTTTTGATTGTAATTCTCTTTCAACAATATAGTTAAAATAATCATCTATAAAGGCACAAGAGATACCAGCAGATGGTGAAAATATAGTGTTCTTCTTAAGAGCTTTTTGATAAAATTCTTCTGCTTGTTCTTTATATAATGTACAGACTTGTACAAAATCGTGAGGTAAACCATAATTTCTATCAATCAATCTTTGCATTATTTGCATTCTTCCTGATGCCCAGAAATAATTGTTTAAGTCATTTGCTAATGGGAAAATAGGTGACTCATCTCTCCAAATATCAAAAACATCAATAACCTTAATAATTTTTAAAAGATTCGAGTTATCTAATTTAAGAGCCTTGTAAGTTCCCATTGCTCCACAAATTTCTTTATCGTGGTGTACTTTAAAATCGGCTGTTTCTAAACCATCAAAAAATCCATCAGGATACATATGATGGTCCACATAAATAACAGGAATACTATGCTCTGAACAAGTTAATTTCAGAGAATTTAAAAGTTCAGGAACTTCAGAAAAAGAAATATCCGTAATCATCAGAAGTTTAATATCTTCTCGTTGAGCTTTTATTCTATCTTCAATGTCATGTACAAGTTCTTCTAAATTTTTATAATTTGTATTATAGTAATCAATGTTTTTAATTTTTGAGAATTTTTCGTGAATACAAAGTTGACAACCAACTGCATCCAAATCATTATGGGAAAGCGATAAAATCATTTAGAACCTTTCAGTATTTTTGGATAAATTTCAGGGAAATCATTAAGTTCTTTTTCAATTTTTTGAAGCTCTTCTGTTGTTAATAGCTCAAGATATGCTTTTGCTGTTTGTATTGAAGTATTGTAGTATCTTTGAATATTCTCTAATGTAGGAGTGACATCTTTTATTTTTTTAGGATATGCAATATATTTTATTCTCCCTTGAATAAATGCCTGTAAAGCAATGAACTGGGCAGATAAAGGGACATAAGCGTGAACATTAAAAAAGTTCACTGCTTGAATAGTTCTTGGGTCATTTGATATCCATCTTCTAAAAGTAAAATGACTAACTTTTTGAAGTTCTTCTGGTGTTACTCCTTTTGTTGTGAGCACTGTTTGCATTATTTTAAACATTCTTATCCTTTTCTTTATATATGATTATATAACATTTTTACTTAAGGTTTTACTCAATGTTTCAAATATAATCTTCTGGAAATTGTTCTTTAAGTTCTTTTTCTATTGCTATTTTCAGAGTATTAAAGTATTTTAAACCTTTTGGATTTTCTAATTTTTTAAGTAAATTTTTAATATCATTATATTCTCCGGTAGAGACAAATTCTGTCTTAACCCCATTAATAAAAAGAAATGTTCTGCCTATAGTTTGAAGATTTATCATTGAAGATACTTTTCCGCCGTTTGAGTGAGACAAATCCATTTCGACAAATATTGGAGAAAATGGATTGACAGAAGTGTCATGAGAAAACTCTAAAAACATTCCATCTATTAATACTATATTGTTTATTTGATCAATCATATAAAATACTCCGGGAACTCTTCTTTGAGTTCTTCAATTGTTGTTGAAGAACATTTTGTATAATACTTTGTTTTCCTTAGCTGTGTTATCGACGATTTTTGCCCAGTCGTAGAATCTTGTATATTTGCATACATATCATATTCATTTACAATACGAGTAACTTTATAAATCATTATACAATAGTCTACATGTAGATACGATGGAGGATAAACCCTAAAACAATAATCATCAACTATCATATAAACACCTCTGGGAACTCTTCTTTGAGTTCTTCAATTGTTGTTGAAGAACATTTTGTATAATGACTCATTGTTCTTGGATATAACCAATATTCATTAAGACTGGATGAAGTATATATAAGCTTTGCTAGAATTTTAGGAGGTTCATCTACAATTTCATCTACAATTTCAGTTACTTGATAAATTGATATAATAAAATTGAAATTTGGCTTATGTGCTGGATTACAATTAAAACAATAATCATCAACTTTTAACATACTGATCCTTTAAATAAATACCTCAGGAAACTCTTCTTTGAGTTCTTCAATTGTTGTAGAAGAACATTTTGTATAATGACGTGTTGTTCTTATCAATGACCAAGTTACTTTTGGCAATTTTGATGATGTAGTGTCTTGTGTGATCGCGAAAAAATTAGATTCATTTACAATTTCAGTGACTTGATAAATTGTTATATAAGTTCTAACATTTGGATTAACATTGCTATAAACTCTAAAACAATAATCATCAACTATCATATAAACACTTCAGGGAACTCTTCTTTTAGTTCATAAATCGATCTTGAAGAACATTTTGTATAATGACTTATTGTTCTTGGCTCTTTCCATTTTACTTTTGGAAAGTTCGGTGAGGTAGTAGATTGTGGAGTCGCGTAAAATTTATATCCATTTAAAACATGAGTAACTTTATAAATTATTATAGAAGTTCTTACATTTGGATTATCTGCATTAAAAATTCCAAAACAATAATCATTAACTTTTAACATAGTTTACCTTTAAAGTTTTAAGATACTATATTATATCCAAATAAACTTAAAATCAAATTAAAAATTCTGGATAATTTTCTTTCATAAACTCTAATGTACAAATATCGTCTATAAAATCGTTGTTCATTCTATTCAATTCTCTTCCGTTGGCGCTATTTGTATAATAATACAAATAAAAAAGAGACTCTTTATAATCTTTTATTTTTTCATATTTTAGAATAGAATTATAAAACATATCACCAATTTTAATATAATATTTACTGCTTTTCTTAATCTTGTGTAGATACTCTTTTGTTATCATATGAAAAACTCAGGGTATTGATCTTTAGCTTGTTCATATGTAAGAAGAAACTCATTACGATGTCTTGCCATTCTTGTTAATTGGTATTTCCTAAAAGGAGTTTCTTTATATTCATAAAATGTTAAATCATAAATACAAAGTCCAAAAGCATCAGAATATTCTGATGAAAGTTTCTCTACAACATTAAGCTTATTTTTATAATAAAAAAATTTTTCCATTTTTCATTTTACCAATCGTCCAAAGATGCTGTTGTTCTTTTTAAGTCATATCCTAAAGGAGCTGCCATAATCTCAAGAGCTGCTGAAAAGTATTTTTCATAGTTCAAATCAAAATCAACATATTCTCTAAAAGGTTCTAAGAATGCTCCATCCAAAAAGCCAATAACATTTGAATTAAAAGGATTAGGAGAAATTAGATAAGCCATTTTGATTTTATCATCTGGTTGAATAAGATTAAATTTATCTTCCAAATTATTTGAAATTATATAGTTGTTATAAACTATTGCAGCTCTGGAATTAATAGGAACTGTTTCAGAACCTTTCAACTCATAATCAATTCTTGTAACCCCTGATGTTTTTGAGATATTATTTAAAGGTTGTTTAACAAACTCTTCTTTAATCTCTTTAGCCCAGTACTGAATATCTTCTTTTGTTCCATCAAGTAACATATCAAGTGCATTGTCTTTAAGCTCTTTTTTAACAAAAGAAGGAGTAGAAGAACGAGCAATTTCAAGACCAATTACTTTCATTTTTGGTTCATTATATCTTACTCCTTCTGAGTCAATAACTCTTGCAAAATATTTCTTCTTAGCACAAAATATTCCCTTATCTGCAATAATCTCTCTATCGGCTCCAATAGCTTCTTTTTCAAATGCATTTAAGTCTTTTGCAAAATTATCAATACATTCTTGAACAACTGGATTAATATTTGTTTTAACAAAATTATCAACCCAGTCTGTTTTTTCTTGAATAGTAGCTTGTTTATCTTTAAAGAATTCATCAACAAATAAATTTAAAGTAAAATACACTGAGTTGTGAACACAAATATTATTTGCAAAAAAATTATGGTTATCATCTACTTCGATGTCATAAACCCACTCTTCACAAATTCCCAAATCTTCTATTTCAAAATCATCAAATATTTCCATATTTATCCTTTATATATTGTACCGTATGTTTAATTATATCTTCTTTGTTATTAAGATAATCTGATTCCCATATTATTAAGATATCAAACCCTAAAGAGATTAATTCATTATTTTTTATTTTATCAAATTCCCATATTTCCTTAGCAGTTATTTCTTTATTAAATGGGTTAGGAGTATCATTTTCGGAGTATTTTGTTGGTCTTGCATGAAACATATCACCATTAAATTCGATACAAAAGTTTAAAGTTGGTATCACAAAATCATATTTAAAGTAACGTTTAAGAGATTTGCAATATTTACCAAATTCTTTATTTTTTGTAGCATGATAACTTTCTAAATTTAAATGCTTGTCTAACTCATTGAAAAATTCAACAGATGATTTTGAATAAAAATTACTACTTTTGTCCATATATTCTAAATACTTTTTCTCGCCATCATCTCCATATTTTTTAATAAAGTTTTCTAAAGTTTGTGCCTTTTGTTTATTGACTTTTAACCACTTTTGTTCTCCTTCATCGCCGTATTTTTCAATGAAATACTCCAACGTGTTAGTATATGATTGTCGAACACAATAATTTTCCCAAATTTGTAATCCTTTTGCTTCTCCGTGCCTTGCAATACAGTTTTCTTTTGTTACAGCTCGAGAAGAATTAAATTTTTTAAATTCTTCGTCTGTCATTCCTTTATACTCTTGAGAATTTGAAACAGATTGCTTATTCCTATATGAGTCCCATCGTTTAATTCCTTCATTCTCTCCGTACATTAGTAACATTTTTTCTTTTGTCACTACATTTTTAATCATCCTTAACTTTTTTACTCTTTCAAAAATATCATAAACAGAATTCGACTCGACAAAACGTGAAATATGACCGAAAGCAGTATCAATTGTAGATTCCTTAAATTCATTTTCATCCCAATAAGAGCGAATTTTTGTCCATTCGCTCTTAATGTAGTTTAAAATTTCATCATTTACTTGTAATTTATCCCATTTAGGATTATATTTTTTCATTAATTACCTCCGTATCTCTAAAATTATATTATTTATAATTTTATGATTTTGTCGGTTTTTAATATTTCTAAAGGTTTAACAGAAATAAATACATTGTTTCTTTTGATTATTACAGAATGATCTTCAGTAACTGTTACTTCGTCGCCTCTGTGTTTAATTTTAAACATTCTCTTTTTAACCTTATGTTTCATCACATAATTTATTCTCTTTGATTCTATTTTTCCAGTGGTCATATTTAAAGATTCGGCGAAAATACTTGAGTTTAGATGTTTAATATAATTATTTTCTCCTCTGATTTCTATTTCCCCTTTGAGGTTATCAAACAAGTTTTCTATTTTAATATTCCCTTCTGAAGTTGATACTTTTGAAGAGCCAACGACACTATCCGTGTCACCTGCTACAGTGAACTGATTATCATATCCTAATTTTTCTGACAATCTTAAATTAATAAGATTCCCTAAGCTTGCAATAAAGTATCTACCATTTCCAGTAATTGCTTGTGCCATTGCTTGATTAAATAAAGGGAAATGACGATTTCCTAAAGCTCCATAAAGCGAATTAATGCGCAATTTAGCTGACATTTGTTGAGTGTTAAATAGAGATTCACCATCTTCTGCTTCTTTAAGTAGAATCTTTAATTCATCTATCGAGAGTTCTTTGAGTTGTTCTTCAGTGTATTCGAGTACATTCATTCTTTCTCCTTAATTAAATTTTTAATTAGTAATTTTTTCTTCTCATATTCAAACTGTGTTTGTTTAGCCTTTTTGCGGTTTGCGTAAATCTCTTTAATCATATTGGGAACTATTCCTGAAGAATCTGCTTTAAATACTGCACCGTTTATTCCTAGACAAAGATTGTGCTCTCTGAGTTCTGCTGAGATTTTATCTAAAATTTCTCTTGGTATTTCTAAACGTTTGTCTTCATCTTCATCATTGAAGTATCTTAAAATGTATTCTTTGAGTTTAGGAGGTAAATCATAAATAGGAATATATTTTTCTGGAGACATGTTAAATGCTCTCATTCCAAGATTCGGGTACATGGAGTTTACGTCGACACTCACTAACCATTCGTGCTTACCAATAGTTGGGTCTGTAACTCTTCCACCTTTAATCTGAATCTCTTCAGATGTTCGTTCTGTCTTTTCAATAATCTCTTTATTTTTATAACCAGTGTTGGCAATAAATTGAGACCACGGTTTAACTGTTCCTAAAGTATCTGAAAGTAAAATACCAGCATCTTCTGCTAGAATTACCATTAAGCTCGTAAAATTACTTTTTCTGTCTATCTCTTTAATAAGATAGGTGTCTATAATACCATAATAAACAAATTCAGAATGAGCAATTAATTTAACTAAATTTGAGTATTTTTCATCATTAGTTTCAATCCAAGCTGCAGAAGCTTTAAAAATATTTGATTGAAGTTGTTCAGGTGTTGGATTAACTGGATGAATATATTTTCCTGTGTAGAAGTCATCAAATTTTTCGTATTCTGTGTGAGGTATCTTTTGCTTTCCAAGTTCAACATAAGCAATATTATCAAGATTGTAAGATGATTTTTCTCCAAATGAAAACTTCTTGTAAACTTCCAATAAGTCAATAAAATGATGTCCTGTAGATTCTATTCTTGATGCTTTTTTATAACCTGATGGTATTTCTTTTAATGATACTTTTCCGTAGTTTGATAATCTCTGTGTGTCCATTTTAAGATTTTTCATTCTATTGTATATATAAGGATAATCAAAACCATTTCCATTCCAAGCATATATGATAAGTGGGTCAAGTTGCTTAAATAAAGATAAAAATCCTTCGATAATATTTTTTTCATCCGAACATAAAATATAATTAACATCATAATCAAAAGTGTATTGATCTTTAAACTGCCAAGGTCTATTTCCAAAGACGAACATTTTATTTGTTATATTGTCATAAATTTGGATTAAAGAGATTTCCTCTAATGCTAATTCTGCCTTTGGAAAACCAGTGCTGTTTTGTCCCACTCTGGTTTCTATGTCACAATAAAATATTCTAGGGTCTTTGTTATATGCTTTTTTCCAATAGTTATCTCTAATGGTTCTCTGAATAGGATCAAATACTCCTGCTTTTTCACGAGATTGTTTTGAAGTGCCTTGCTTTCTTACAAATTTCTTAGAGTTGTTTGTTATACTTTTAAAATCTCCATTGGCTGATTCTTCAAACCACTCATATGGAGAGTCAATCTTTCTGACAATAGAACGTTTTAAATCTGTGTCATAGACTCTCTCAAAAAACTCAAAATCTTTTTGGAATGCTGTTTCGAATAGGTACATATTTCTCCTTGTATTAATTATTATATCCAAATGCCGATTAATTTTCTACTTGATTTGACATTGTGTCATAAGTTCTGTACAGCATGCTGCAGTGTTTAGATTTTTATCCACTGCTCTTGAGTCCATATCTTGAAATTTTGCTAAAGAAAGTACAGCTTTAGGCAGATTTTCTTTCTCGAAGAATTTGTTTAAATTCTTATAAAGCCAAGGATAAAATGAAGAAGGAGCAGAAATATCATTAACTGATTCAATCATTGCATTAAAAGATTTTGTTTTAATAGTTTCCATTAGTTTAGAGAACTTATCAAGGTTATCAAGCTCTCCCTCTGGAATAATCAAAGTCCCAGTTGTTGAATATTTTTGTAATGCTCCAATCATAGAGCGAATAGAAGGATAAAATGTATTAATTACTGATACTAAGTCCTCTTTCTTGTATTCTTTGCCTTCTTTATCTAAAATAAAGATTAATCTTTCAAGAATTTGTCTAGCCATCTCTGTTTTCTTAAACTCATCATAATTATAAACTTCTAATCTATCTAAAAGAGGCTGAATAATTTTATCTTTAAAATTTCCAGTAAAGATAAATGAGCAATTATCTGAAAACTCATCAATAAATCCTCGAAATGCTGCCTGAGCATTGGATGACATATGGTCAGCTTCGTCCAGTACTACAATCTTTTGTTTATTGTCAAAAGATTGTTGTGAAGCAAAATTAGTAATCTTACCTCTTAGGACATCAATTCCTGATTCCATTGATGCATTTATCCAAAGAGCTTCACCGCCCATTTCTTTAAGGATAGAATTAACTGTTGAAGACTTCCCTGTTCCTGGAGAATTTGAAAATAATCCAAAATTAGGGACTATTTCATTAGCTACGTGATACTTTAAAGATTTCTTTAATTCCTGTGGTAAAATCAAATCTTCAATTGTTTGTGGTTGATATTTTGCAAACCAAATTGGTTCGTGTGGGTTTTTTATTTTCATACATTTCCTTTAAAAGTTTCTCTGATGTATTATACTATATATTAGGTTAAATTAAATCACCAACTCACCAACTCAACTTTTATAACCATCGGATGTTTTAATTGCAGCAGCGCTCCAAATTCTCTGAAGTGACTCTCCACAGGATTCACACTTTTGTTTATCAATATCTACATAAGATAATGATCTTGTTACACTTTCATCGAACTTTTCACATTTTTCATTTGTACATTTAAAACTTACAAACATTTTAACTCCTTAATATTTTGGATTATTTATTTAATTACCACCTAGGATCAAAACTAGAAAATGGGTTAGTGTTATAGATTTTGTCACCAGCAATAAAATATTCTGGATATGTTTCTCTTATTTCTTCTTTAACTACGTCATAATTTCCAGAATTTACACTTATAGCCAATTCCTGCATTCTTGAGACAGCATATTGTCTATTCCTTTCTATTAGAAGTTTTACAAAACTTCTATTGGTATGAAAGAGTGCATCTTTAAGCCATCCTCCTTCAGGGAATGATTCAAAAAGAATACTAACCATTTGAGTATTTTTTATAGCAATCATTGATGAAAAATACCGACGAACTTGATCTGCATCAGTAGTTTCAAAATTACAATAAAGAGATTTCAATACTCCTTCTTTATAATAAGTCAAAATTTGTCTAATATCATCTTCTGAAATAGTGTAACCATTGTTTGTGTACTTAAAAATTCTCTCTAAAGATGTGTTTTTTGGTTGATTGAAAATTAATTGTTTCTTTGCTCCGAATCTCAAATCTACAATCGAATTTGCTGATGACATAGGAATAGCTATCATACAATTTCTCAAATCAAAATGGTTAAGAATATCATAAATTGGTTCAAATGATTTATTAATAAGCTGTACTGTTTCACCTTCAAATGAGAATGTTATAGCATTTTCTGTTGTATTCTCAACAAACCCAACAGTTCCTAAATATTGATTAAACTCATCAAAAGCTTCTTTTGTTTCAAAAAACAAGTCAAAGTCATCGAAACTCCCTATATGTTCTTTAATTTGCTCTAATGCAGCTCCTCCACAAAGCCATGTCGATTTAAGAGATTCTTCTGAGATGTTTTCTTTAAATTTGTTTATAACATCAAATTCCTTAATTATCATGTTAGGTAGCATATTAGTCCTTTGGAAGATTTTGAATAAATTTCATTGCTTCTGTAATTTGATCTTCTGTTTGATTACCAAGAACATCATCTGTCAAATCTGTTGAATAGCATACTGATTCGGTTTCATCAAGAACAGCTAATTCATATGTATCTACACCATTAGAATAAAACATATCTCCAAATACAACACTTGCAGAATAACCATTTGGAAATTTTATCACTGCTATCTTTCCTTTACCAATTGGATGAGGAATAAACTCTAAGTCTTTAAATGTTTTCATAATTTGCCTTTACTTCTAAGATTGTATATTATACTACATTAATGCTTAAACTTAGATAAAATATTCTGGGTAGTTTTCTTTAAGTATTTTAGAACCAGTATCAGACCAATCATATGATGGAAAATTCTCTGGAATATATTCAATACTTGAACATCCAGTGAACATATAATCCATATTTGTTACTTTTGATATATCTAATTTTGGAACTTCTTTAAGTGATACACACATAAAGAACATACCATACATATCAGTTACTTCTGATGTATCTAATTTAGGAACTTCTTTAAGCCCTGAACATTCATAGAACATGCGTGACATATTAGTTACTTCTGATGTATCTAATTTTGGAATTTTTACAAGTGATTTACATCCACTGAACATATCATGCATATCTGTTACTTTTGAAGTATTAAAGTCTGGTACTTCCTTAAGAGAAGAACACCTAGTGAACATATTATTCATATCAAGTACTTTTGATGTATCTAATTTTGGAACTTTTTTAAGTGATGAACAACCATAGAACATATCATACATATCTGTTACTTCTGATGTATCCAATAGTGGAACTTCTTTAAGTCCTGAACACCCATTGAACATACCATACATTTCAGTTACATTTGATGTATCTAATTTTGGAATTTCTACAAGTGATGTACAATTATAGAACATTTGTGACATATCAGTGATATGAGAATAATCTATACCTGAAATGTCTTCATTATTTAAAATTTTATCTTTGAGTTCATATTTAGTTATCATTGATTAATCCTTTTAACTAGATAAAATATTCTGGATATTTTTCTTTCATTGTGTCTGAACCTGTTTCAGACCAATCATATGGTGGAAAATTCTCAGGTACTTTTTCAAGTGATGAACATTCACTGAACATAAACACCATATCTTTTACACTTGATGTGTCAAAGAGAGGAACTTCCTTAAGTGATAAACACATACTGAACATATCTGACATATCGTAAACCTTTGAAGTATTGAAAATAGGAACTTCTACAAGTGATTTACATCCACTGAACATATTGTCCATATTTAATACTTTTGATGTATCAAATTTTGGAACTTCTACAAGTGATGAACACCCAGCGAACATATAATCCATATTTGTTACTTTTGAAGTATCAAATTTTGGAACTTCATTAATTCCTGAACACCCATAGAACATACCATACATAAGAGTTACTTCTGATGTATCAAAATATGGAATAGTTTTAAGAGAAGTACAAAAACGGAACATTCCTGTCATATTTGTTACTTTTGATGTATCTAGTAAAGGAACTTCTTTAAGTTCTGTACAATAATAAAACATTTGTGACATATCAGTGATATGAGAATAATCTATACCTGAAATATCTTCATTCTTTAAAATTTTATCTCTTAGTTGTTCTAAAGTTATCAATTTTAACACCTTTGCTTCTAACATTGTATATTATACTATATTAATGCTTAAAACTAGATAAAATATTCTGGATATTTTTCTTTTAGTATTTCAGAACCAGTTTCAGCCCAATCATATGATGGAAAATTCTCAGGAATATCCACAAGTCCTGAACAATTATAGAACATATAAGACATGTTTGTTACTTTTGATGTATCTAATTTTGGAATTTCTTTAAGTACTGAACATCCACTGAACATATATGACATAATTGTTACACTTGATGTATTAAATTGTGGAACTTCTTTAAGTCCTGTACATCCATTGAACATAAAATACATATCTGTTACACTTGATGTATCTAATTTTGGAACTTCTTTAAGTCCTGAACATCCACCGAACATAACAGACATATTTGTTACTTTTGAAGTATCAAAGAGAGGAACTTCTTTGAGTTTTGAACACGTATCGAACATACCTGACATATTAGTCACACATGATGTATCGAAGAGAGGAACTTCTTTAAGATCAAAACACCATTTGAACATATTAGACATATCATTGATATGAGAATAATCAATACCTGATATATCTTCATTCTTTAAAATTTTATCTCTGAGTTCTTCTTTAGATATCAGATTTTGATAATAACCCATCACATAATCCTTCTTTTAAGTAATCACACCAATCGCATAGTTTAGAAACTTTTTTTGGAAATTCTAAAGATGTCTCAATATCTTTTATATTTTCAATGTACTCTTTAATATACGTATTTAGGTACTTCCTCTCCATAATTAACTCATTGCTATGAGTGTGCTCTATATACATATATGATGCTTTTATTTTATCAATAGCATTAAATGCTGGATTTCTAAAAACCCATATTGTGTAAAGCATAACCTGTTTAAAACTTTGCCACCTCTCTTCTTTTAACTTTC